CTGCTATTGACGAGAAGGACAACAAGAACCTTAAGCCGTCTGAGCAGTGGTATGCAGATGCGATGATTAAGTCAATTGAAAAGAACCGCGCACGCTATGACCAGACAGCGGCAGACGTTCTTATGCAGGAACTTGCAACAGAACATAATAATGACTAACAGTAATAATCCTGGCGAGGAGGACTATTCAATTAGTCCTCTTCGCTCGGCAGCTATACAGATGCATGAGATGTATAGTGAATTTCATCGTGCAGGATTTACAAAAAAGCAATCTCTATTTCTTGTAAGTAGGGTAGTTGCCTTCGGAATGACGCAGGGAATACAGGAAGTAAAAGACAAAAAAGACAACATAGGAGATTAAATTGTCGCTTATCAGACCATCGTGGGATACCGTATGGATGGAAATGGCACAGTCAATTGGAAGACGCTCTAGATGTTCAAGAGCACAGGTTGGCGCTGTTGTAGTTTCTCGTAATCAAAGAATAAGTTCTACTGGTTACAACGGTCCATCAGCCAACTGGCCACACGCGTCTGATTGCATAGATTGGTGTCCGCGTGCGCAAGGATTAACTCCTCTAGACAACATGTATGATTCTTGTCCGTCAATTCACGCGGAGGCTAACGCGCTTCTTTACGTCGATAGATCTATGGTTCAAGGTGGAACAATCTACATCACAGGTGCAGCCTGTATGCAGTGTGCAAAACTTATATCTAACTCCGGGCTATCCCGCGTAATGATGAACATTCGTGACATAGACGTTCACCGTAAGCCAGAGGACGTTGTAGACTATCTTATTAAATGTGGGATTGACGTAACAATTATTAAGGAATCAAATGAGTGATGGTCTAGGTGACGTAAAGCTTCACCTTATTGACAACGTTGATACTGCCCGCGAGTTTATCTCTTGGCTTGGTGAACGTAGACCTCATAACGCTATTTCCATCGACACAGAAACTGGTGAACTGCCTGGTGGAGCTCGTGACCACGCGCTCTCACCTTGGCACGGACAGTTGCGATTAGTTCAGGTTGGTGATGGTCAACAAGGTTGGGCTATTCCTTGGAAGGAATGGGCTGGAGTTTTTTACGAGGCTATGGATAAGTTTGATGGTCCTATAGTCTGCCATAACATTGCGTTTGAAGCTCGCTGGTTTGATGTTCACTCAACGTGGAAGATGCCGTGGGAACGTGCGCACGACACAATGATTATGGCTCACATCATTGATCCACTAGGTTCAGGGGCACTAAAACGTCTATCGTCCTTATACGTTGATGGTCGCGCGGCAGCAATGCAGGAAACTCTTGATACATCACTTGCAACTAACGGTTGGACGTGGGGAACAGTTCCTACTAACTTTCAACCTTACTGGGCGTATGGCGCTTTAGATACGGTGCTTACAATGCGTATCTGGGAACAATTTTGGGAAAAGTGTGGACCGGGACAGCCATACCACCGTGCCTACGAGTTAGAGATGCAGGCACGCAAGATCGTTACGCGCATGGAAATTAACGGTGCGCGTATCGATCTTGATTACTCAAATAAAAAATATAAGGAGCTTAATGACTACGCTGAGTCTGTAAAGTCCTGGGCAAAGCAAACATATGGCGGAGTTTCTATATCTAGTAACATTCAACTAGTTCGTTTGTTTGAGAGCCTTGGCGCTGACATAACGTCATACACGCCTTCTGGACAAAAGTCCGCTGATAAGGATCAGCTAAAGCTTCTTTCAATTGAAGGAAACGACGAGGTAAAGGCGCTTGCTGAGATCGTGCTAAAGCAGCGCAAGGCGGATAAGCTTGCTAATACCTACTTCTTAAACTTTATCAACGATAACGTAAATGGATTTGTTCACCCATCAGTTAAGACTCTTGGCGCCCGAACAAGTCGCATGTCAATCCAAAACCCAGCACTGCAAACATTGCCAAAGGGCGATGACACTGTTCGCACTGCCTTTATACCAAAGGACGAAGATCATGTCATCATCACCTCAGACCTTGACCAAGTTGAGTTCAGAATGTTCGCGTCACTCTCGAAAGATCCAAACCTCATCACTCTCTTTAACAGAGCAGACGCTACAGGGTCCGACCCGTTCACTGAAATTGGTCGTGAAATCTACAATGACCCAACTATGCAGCGGTCAGACAAACGTCGTAACCTCATTAAAGGTACTGTATACGGTCGACTCTATGGAGCGGGTGTTAATAAGCAAGCCCTAACTGCAGGTGTGCCAGAGAGTCAAATGCGTGGTGTATCAGACGCGTTTGATACTCGGTTCCCAGGAATGGCAATGTTCCAAAAACAAATTGAAGACGTGGGTATGCGCCGTCTTAAAACAGAAGGTCAAGGGTACGTGTATACATGGACAGGTCGACGACTTCCTTGCGATGAAGATCGAGTTTACACGTTAGTGAACTATTTAATTCAAGGTGGGGCTGCCGAGGTATTTAAGTCTAATCTAATAAAACTTGACCAGGCAGAGCTAACTGAACTTCTTATTGTCCCAGTTCACGATGAAATCGTTCTTAACGCTCCTCGTAAGGACGCTGAAGAAATTATGAAGATAGTCAAGGAGTGCATGACTACACGAGAAGGCTGGGACGTTCCACTTACTTCAGGCATTGATGGACCTATGGAAAACTGGGGAGAAAAATATCGATGAAATACATTCTTTCAGTAGACCCAGGTAAGGCAACGGGTATGGCTTTGTTTAGTTACTCCGCAGGGCAGGAACCTGTTCTTGTTTGGTCAGGCGAGTATCAACAGGAAGAATATGCTTTACCAATTAGAACTACGCTTAAGGAACACCCTGACGTTGAGATTGTGTGTGAAAGATTTACAATCAACATGCAAACAGTTAAAAACTCGCAGGCTCCTTACTCGTTGGAGCAGATAGGAATTCTTAAACAGTGCATGCTTGACGCGGGTAGATCTACAGATGACATATACCTTCAATCTCCGTCAGACGCTAAGGGCATGTTTGATAATCCTAAGCTAAAGAAACTTGAGTATTGGCACAAGGGAGGAGAAGGTCATGCCCTTGATGCCATCCGTCACGGCCTTCTCCGCTTAGTAAAGATTGGTTGGAAGCCTTTAAGACTCCTACAATAGCAAGATCTACATACTATCAGAAATAGTGTTTTATTTTCTGTAGAATCCTGATAGTATAAATACATAACGACGAGAGGACAAGACTTAGTGTCTGTAGCAGTAGAGCTTGATGAAGCCGGCAAGCGCATAATTATCAATGCAGAGTGGCGCTTTAAGGAACTTTGCAAGAGTCTCCCTGGATCAAAGTGGGATACGACAGCGCAACAATGGCATGCTCCAGTATCATGGGCAACGTGCTTAGCACTTCGCTCAACGTTCCGAGACGCCCTTGTTATTGGCCCTAGATTGGCTGACTGGGCAATGAACGAGCTAGCTACTAGGGTTACACCTGCTAATAATCTTAGGGACCTAGAGGCCTTTGAAGACGGCACCAACGAAGACTTGTTCCCACACCAAAAGGCAGGTGTTAAGTTTCTTACAGCCGCACGCAGAGCCTTACTTGCTGACGAACCTGGTCTAGGAAAAACTGCCCAGGCAATTAGAGCCTTAGCTGAACTTCAAAAGAACGGGGAGGACGTTTTCCCTGCGCTCGTTGTATGCCCTAACACCCTTAAGAAAAACTGGAAGCGTGAGTTTGCAAAATGGTGGCCAGGTGTTGAGGTTGAGGTTATTCGTGGTTCATCTACACAACGTCGTAAACAGTTTGAGACTCCTGTGCACGTATACGTTATTAACTGGGAATCCCTGCGCTCTCACTCCAAGCTTGCCTCATATGGCTCAATCGCGCTTGCACGTTGTCGCGAATGTGGAGGACAGGATGAAAAGGTCTCAGAGAATCGTTGCGAGGTTCATAAGCGTGAACTAAACAACATGGACTTTAAGGCGGTAATTGCCGATGAGATCCATCGTTCAAAGGATCCAAAGTCTAAGCAAACTCGTGCGCTGTGGGCTGCAACAGGTGACGCTGATATTCGCTTTGCACTTACAGGTACACCTATTGCAAATGACGTTCTTGATCTTTGGTCTATTCTTCATTGGCTTAGTCCAGAGGAGTGGCCAAGCAAGACCCGTTGGGTTGACCGTATGGTAAACACAATGTTAAATGCCTTTGGCGGAATGATGGTTCTTGGCGTAAAGCCTCATATGGAAAAAGAATTCTATGACGCAATAAATCCACGCATGCGTCGTATGCTTAAGAAGATCGTTCTTCCTTGGCTACCAGACATGATGTTCGAGCGTCGTGACATTGAGATGTCAACTAAGCAAAAGAAAGCTTATGACCAAATGCGCGATCTCATGATTGCAGAACTTGAAGGTGGCGAGGCAATAACCGCGCCTAGTCCTCTAACGCAAACTATACGCTTACTCCAGTTTGCGAGTTCATTTGCTGAGATAGACGTAGATGAGACTACAGGCGAAACACGGGTTCGTCTTGCAGAACCTTCATGCAAGGTTGATGCCTTAATGAACGATATTGAGAATAAAGATTTTGGTGACGATTCAGTTGCAGTCTGCGCTGTGTCACGCCAGTTGATTGAGCTACTAAGTGCAGAGATGACAAAAGCTAAGATTCCACATGGTCTTATCACTGGAGCTCAAGACGAGGATGAACGTCAACAAGCAGTTGATGACTTTCAATCTGGAAAGATTAAGTGGATTCTATTTACAGCGCAGGCTGGTGGCGTTGGAATTACGCTTACCGCGGCTCGTCGTCTTGTGATGTTACAACGTCCTTGGTCTCTTGTAGATCATAAACAAGCGCTTGACCGCGTTCACCGCATTGGGTCTGAGATCCATGATTCTGTAATCATTACAGACTATGTTACAGAAGGAACTATTGAGGAACGGGTTCTGCAGGTTCTTGAAACCAAGGCAGACAACTTCGAACAAATTGTTCGAGATAAGACCGCGCTTCTTGCACTACTAAAAGACGACAAGGCAGGAAAACTATGAGTGACAAGCCAATAGAACCAGTCCGTATCTCTAACTCTGAGATTCAGACCTTTAAGGACTGCAAGCGTAAGTGGTGGCTTAGCTACTATCGTCGTCTGCAGCCTAAGACACAGCAGTTTACAGGCGCACTTGCACTTGGATCTCGCATCCACCAGGCGCTTGACGACCACTACTCAAAAGGTATTCCTTTAATCGAGGCTCACGCTGCGTTGGTTGACACTGACCGTGGGATTCTTCAGGCGCAGTATCGTGATACATACGACCTAGATAGTGACGCAGAACTTGGTCGCATAATGCTTGAAGGTTATCTTGAGTGGAACGAAGAAAATGGAATTGACTCTGAGCTAGAACTTATCTCCGCTGAAGAGATTATTGAAATGCCGATGCTCAACGGTGAGGTTATCCTTCAAGGAAAGATTGATCAACGTGTTCGTCGCAAGACTGACGGAGTTCGTATGTTCCGTGACTGGAAAACAGTCGGTGGCTCATTTACTGACTTTGCAGCGGGCGCTCAAATGAATGAACAGATTAAGACGTATATGCTTCTTGAGACTGCGCAGAACAAGGAAGGTGAACGCACTGAAGGCGGAGTGTTTACCTTATTTAAGAAGGTAAAGCGCACGGCTAACGCTAAACCTCCGTTCTATGATCAGATTGAAGTTCGTCATAATATCTTTACGTTGCGTGCGTTCTGGGCAAATATCAACGCTGTTCTATCAGAGATGATGAATACACGTAAGGCACTAGACGCTGGTGCAAACTTTCAAACAGTTACGTATCCACGACCAAGTCGTGATTGCAAATGGAAATGCCAATTTTTCACTCTATGTCCGATGTTTGACGACGGAAGCGCTGTTGAACAAGCATTGAGTGATTCGTATGAGATCGCAGATCCATACGCGTACTACCAAATCGAAGAGAAGAAAGGAAGTGAGTGACGATGTCCGTACAACGCTCTCTCACGATGATGGTCTACGGCGAGTCAAAGGTTGGTAAATCAACCTTCGCTGTAACTGCGCCTTATCCACGTCTTATGTTAGACGTAGAAGGTGGGCACAGATTCTTGCCAATCGTCGTAAAGTACTGGGATCCACTGCGTGAGGAACCTCCTGTCGCAGATGGTACATGGGATACTTGCGTAGTCACTGTTCGTGATTATGACACCGTGATAAAGACATATCAATGGCTTCAACTTGGAAAGCATCAGTTTAAGAGTCTTATTATTGACTCTATCTCTGAACTACAAGTTAAGTGCATGGATTCGATTGCTGGTAACGAACAGATGAAGATGCAACAATGGGGTGAATTGCTTCGCCACATGGGCGCGCTTCTTCGAGATCTTCGTGACCTAACAATGCACCCAACAAATCCGCTAGAGGCAGTCGTATTAACTGCGATGTCTCGTTCAGCAGATGGTCGTGCAAAGCCTTACCTGCAAGGACAACTTGCGATTCAGGCTCCATATTTCTATGACATTCTTGGAGCTATCACTGTTGAGACAGTTCCAAACCCAGATCCGTTGCAGTCTCCATACAAGGTACGTCGCATGTACGTAGAACGCACTGCTGAGTATGAGGCAGGCGAGCGCGTCCAAGGTCGTCTTGGCGCGATCGTCGAACAAGAGAATCTCGGGGTTGAGCGCATGCTTGATCTTGTATTCGGTCAAAAGACACAAATACCACCAACAGCAACACCAACTAACTAAGGAGACAATACAGTGAGTTCACTCAACTGGGGCGATCTTGTAAAAGACGCCGGAGATGTAGCAAGTTACGAGCCACTTCCAGACGGAGATTACGATCTAACCGTTATTGAAGCAACTGCCAAGGTTTCACAATCTGGCAAGACAATGTTCGCAATCAAGGCGCAGGTTCAATCAGGCGCTCACGCTAAGCGTCTTGTGTGGGACAACCTTGTTGTTTCACCAGATAATTCCAATGCACTTGGAATCTTCTTCCGCAAGATGTCAGCACTTGGACTTAATCGCGATTTCTTTGCGTCAAGCCCAAGCAACGCTCAAATCGAGCAAGCTATCAAGGGTCGTTCATTCCGCGCTGCTATTACATCACGTACATGGCAGGGTCAGAAGAAGAACGAAATTAAAAACTACTATGTTGCACCTGCCGCTGGAACACCTGGCGCTGCTCCTGTAACAGCAGCCGCTCCTGCTCCTGCACCTGCACCAGCTCCTGCTGCCGCTCCTGCGCCAGCCGCCGCTGCACCAGTTGCCGCTGCAGTTCCACCAGCACCTCCTGCTGCACCAGCAGCACCGTTCTAATCAAACACTAGTTGTTCTGGTATCATCGTCTATGTCTAATCGCATAGGCGATGATACCGACAACTTAAAGGAGCAACATGAAAATCTTGATGACAGGTTTTACCGCTTTACAGATAAATACTGAACGACGAACAATCCAAAAGATTGACGTTCCGGCGCTTATCGCAAAGGCATTGACAGAGCAAGGACATGAAGTAGATTGGCGCAAAGTTACACCTGGCGAAGATCTTTCATCATATGACGTTGCCTGGATCAATCTTGCACCGTTGAACTCTCTTAATGGACGACAAGGAGCTATGGGAGCTTTGTATGCTCTCTCCTCAGGAGTTCCTGCAGTTGGATTTTTTGATGACTGGCAATTTAACACAGTCTTTAACGGCGCTCGCGCTTTAATACGTAAGCCAGAGATGTTGTATAAACATTTACTTGTAGGTACTGAGCATCGCGGTGATGAGGGCGCAACATACTTTAGTCGTGCAGACATTGAAGCTGCACTTGAAAGAGTTAGAGAAGTAAATCCAGACGCCGCAAAGAAATGCTACATTGAGCGTTACTACATGATGGATACAGATGAAAACGTTCAACCTTATGAAAAGCGTCTTGTTGAGACAGCACGAGATCTATTAGCAGATCGTTGGTCTGCAGGTATGGTTCCCGTGTGCCCTATGTATGCCTGGGGAAATCGCACAGGTGTTCGTAAGCGTATGCCAGTTGAGGTCGGTCCTATCGAGGCTCTAGACCCTAGTGTCGTGGTTAATGATACGCTTGCTGCGGTGACGCCAAAGTCTCCAGCAGAAAAAACACGTTCATGGGTACTCGGCGCGTTGATGCCACACGATGAATGGCTTGCACGTAAGAATCCAGAGTGGCCAGTTGAAATTATTGGCAGTCGTAAACTTATTAAGAAACTTGGCGGCCAACGTCTTGATACAGAGCAGGATGTTCTTGAATACTACAACGAGCGCTGGGGAATTCTTTCTCCACCGTATCCACACGCAGGTTCTGGCTGGTGGCGTTCACGCTTCCTCTACGCAGCGCACATTGGATCTATCCTTGTAACTGATAAGGGTGAAGGTGATCCACTAGGTGACGCGTATAAGTTAACTATCTCTGACGTTGAAAAGATGTCTGATGTATAACTAGCTGCGGCGGCAAAAGCGCAGGCTGATGCCTTGCGTCCATACATCGGAACATACGACCAGTTTAAGGATCACTGCGAGCGCATCGTCAACCGCGCTGTCTCACAGGACAAAGGTCTTAAGCGCAACGCGGACGGAACTATCACATGAGTCGAGTTCTTATAACTGGAATGACGTCGCCTCACACGTCACACGCGCTAAACAAAAAATCATTGTCTTTTTCTGGCGCCATAGAGAAGGTTCTTAATGACGCCGGACATACCGTGTCTATGTGCGAGCCTGACATTACCTGGACAAAGGATAACCTAGACGTATATGACGCAATAATTGTTGGAACTGCGCCTATAAGTAGCTTAAGTGCAAATCACGCTTATGGCGCACTACATGTAATAGATCAAATGTATGATTCTGGAAAACTTGCGCTTCTTATTGACGCTCCTCAGCCGTCGCAGGTTGCAGTAAGCTTGCGCGCAGTAAAAAATAAGCCAGAAAATCTTGTAAAGCCTTTCTATGCAAACCGACGAGGTTATCAGCTAATGAACGATGCTGGTGTCTCTAAGAGGATTCTAAGCGTCATAGATAGATTACTAGATGACAACGCGCAGTGGCCGACTGTTATCTATCCGTCACTACCTTGGAAAAGCGCTACGTCTGTAATTGACGATCTTCCTTCTAAGGCAGGTGTATCTGTAAATGGAATAAACTTAGATTCCTATCTGTCTAAGATACAAAGTCCTATGGACACTCCTAGAGAAAATCGCTGGGCATCTGATTCTCTTACATCACCTTGGATTAAAAAGACAATGAACACTCTTAACACACAGGTGACACTGATGAAGGAGCACAAGGGCTACTCTGACGCAAACATCGAGGAACATATAGGTAGGTCTATCGGATCGTTAGTTACACCTCATAGAGGAGGAACATGGTGGTCTTACAGATACGTTCAGTCACTAAACAAACTTACTCCAGTGGCAACTGACTGGCAGGAAAGTTGCAACATTGGAAGTTCATGGAACGCTCTTGCGGCGACCATAGAACATATGTCCTCAACTCAACGGGAGGAACTAGCTCGTGCGCAGCAACGTGAGTACTTAACAAGTATTCCAAACAAGCAGGAAGCGCTAAATGATCTTCATGAGGCGTTAAACATAACGGCAAAGAACAGAAAGGTTACAGCATGACACTATTTAACAGATGGCTAAAGGAGACACGTAACCTTCAAGAGACCGTGTACTTTATTAACTATGACGAGATGGATGGCGATAAGCCACAAAACATTCGCAAGTTTATTGAGTATCTGCGCTGGAACATGCTTGCCGTAGACGATGAACTTGCCGAGATGCGTCAAGCTATATCTTGGAAACCTTGGCAACATGACCAACCTTACGCAGATCGCGAGGAGGTTATTAAGGAAGCCGTAGATGTTCTTCACTTTGTGGCAAACATTATTGTTGCTGCAGGAGGAACAGACGAGGAACTAAACAAGTTCTATCTTGAAAAGATGGAAAAGAACAAGCAGCGTCAACTTAAAGGTTATAAGGTTAAGGACGTTGGAGTAAAGTGCACTTTGTGTAATCGCGCAATAGATGACGTAGGTGTCGGTGAGTTGCCTGACGTTTGCTCAAAGTGCTTACCAATAACAGGAGGGGAGAGCACGAATGCCTGAGATAGATGAAGAGTGGGTGCGTAAACAATTTCAAGACGCAAAGGTGCGCGTAGGGACAGGGAACTCTGTTCTTAAGCTTCTAAAGACGTGGTCAGAAATTAAGGCAACCGAAAAAACTGCAGCGGAGATTATAGATATCTTCTCAAA